GAGATTCCAGCAATGAAGCCATCTAACAAGCCGGTCAGACTGACACCAAGACTTCTTAAGAATATCATTGAAGAAGAAGTCAAGAATTTTGCCGGTATGGAAGACGTTAACAAGCGTGCCGATGACACAGAAGAGACTGACGCTGATGAGTTCGCTGATTCTCTTGACAAGCACATCGATTTCATGAAGGCACTCAAAATTTAAGAGGGCCGGCTTACAAAGCGATTGGGTAGGATTCGTGGCGCCTTACAGAAGGGTGCTAAAAAACTCGTTAATGCACGTGTTGTCTGATGAATTGAAGGGCCGACAATGGGAACACTAGGAAAGTACACAACATACGTCGGCGGCCAAGGGGCAAGTGACTCTCATAAGTTGCTATCTGAGTTATTTGCTGTCGATAAGACGGCATATCCGACAGTCGCTGCAATTCAGGCTGCTTTGCCAAATGGAGATGAAGCGTCAGTACAAAAAGTCGTGCAAGCAAATGCAATTGCAAATGTCGACAGCACAGGCGTCGGCGGCATCGTTCCAGCTAATGGAACCCAAATGGGCGATTTAGGGATGTTTCCTAGCGGTGTCCAATTTGGATTCGGCGGCGCGCCAGATGTAAGTACAGTTAAATGGACAAATCCAGGCGATCCTGCTAATCCATACATTCCTGACATCACCTCCCCTGGACCAGGCAAGACAGATGGAATTGATAAGACGACTGATCCAACGCCAACAGTTGCTGAGATTAAGGTGCTTGCAACGACGATCGACAGCGCAGGACAGGATCTACGAAATCCATCGAATGACAGTCCAGCCATTTATTCAAACACGCAGGTTGGGGTACCTCAAGCGCTGGGTAACTCAGGTGGCAACGTTTGAATCCCATCTTGCTAAAGTGATCGATACTTAATCTGAGGTTCACGGAGATAGCATGCCCAAGCAGTTGTATGAGGAAGCACTAGCAGACGTCAAAAAGGTCAAGCAAGTGGCCGAAGATAACGCTAAGCGTACTTTGCTCGAGGCAGTGACGCCTAGGATTCGTGAGTTCATTGACCAGGCATTGTTAGGCCGGCAGATGGAAGATGGCGACATAACTCTTGGTGATCAAGCTCCTGAAGGTGAGCTTATGAGTGACATAACTGCAGCTGATCCAAATGCTGCAGTTCCTGTAGCTAGCGCTGGTCCAGCAGCTGCAATCACCCCACCGGATGCTGAAGGCAAGGTAACGCTTGACATTGATGCATTGTGTTCAAGCGACGCAGGAGTGCCTGTTCCACCTCCTATGTTCGGCGCACCAGAAGAGATTGATGGAGAGTACGAAATAAGTCTTGAATCAATCAAAGCTTTGAAGCCAATCGCTTTACAAAACAACAAGCTCCACCGTAACATTCGCAAATTGGTGGAGCAGGTTGCAGTCGCTAAGACAACAACGAGAAGGATCCAAGCGACTCATGCTTTTCATGAGCAAATCGCTCGAATGATTTCACATGTAGAGAATATGTATGAGTACGTGCAGGAGCAAGTCAAGCAGCCTGCAAGAAAAAATTCATACGAAACCATGCTCGAGGTCAGCTACAATGACCTCAAACAACTTCAGGAGTCAATCAAAATGTCGCAGAAAGCCACCAAGAAGGGTCGTATCAACGAGGAAGATGTCACGTTGAAGTTGACCGGGTTACCGGATGACGTTGACCTAGACGAGGTCGGTGTTGATTTGATCACTGGCGAAGATGAAGAAGCCGGTGAAGGCGGCGAGGACCTTGAAGGAGGCGATGACGCTGGCCTCGATGACCTCGATTTTGGAGGTGACCAGGGCGGGCAGGAAGGTGAAGAGGAACAAATGGAGTCTCGTAAGCTGAGTGACGATACAATCGTCGAGATCGATGAAAAGATGCTCGCACGTGAGGTCGCCCGGATGCGACGTCTTCGGGAGGAGAAGACCGGTCCTGAGACGAAGGCTCAATCGTGGGGCAATGGTCCTGATAACTTTGATGCCTTTGGCGGTGGCAATTCTGAAGGAGAGCCAACTGATGCAGACATCGTTGACAAGTCGCCAGTTAAGGCAGCCCTTCCTTTGGGAGAGGCTGACGAGGACCTTGAAGAGGCCCAGGATCAGATGGATGAAGCTGACGATGATGACGACCTCGATGAATCTGACGGTTGTGATGACTTAGATGAGGACGCTCCTCCTGCAGTCGGTGAGAGCATGCCTCCTTCTATGGATGAGCTGCAGAACAGACGGTCTGAAGACCAGTTTGGAACTGACGTATCTGATGGCCACGAAACGCCAACTTGGGACAAGCGCCGCCACGAAGGCCTGCGCCGTCTCAACTTTGAAAAACGCCTGCAGGAGCGTTCACAGTCACGAGCAAGTGCATTGAAGAAGGCGGCAACGTCTGCTCGGTCACGTGGTGACGGTCGTCGCCTTGGTGAAGTGAAGAAAGAATACGCTCTCGTCGCTCGTCGGTTCAATGAATCGGTAGCACGATCAAAGAAGATTTCGCAGTCTGTCGCACTGGCGACAAAGAAGCTGCAAGAGGCCCGCTCGAATAGCGTGGCTACTCGGCCCGCGGAGAAATCGGCCGTTCAATCCCTCCGCAAGGAGTTGGCAGAATCGAATCTGTTCAACGCGAAGTTGACCTATGCGAACAAGGTCCTACAGAACGAGCAACTTAACCCGCGCCAGAAGACGCAGGTAATTCGTCAGCTTGATTCTGCAAAGACGATCCGCGAGGCCAAGCTGGTGTATGAGAGCCTGGCAAATACGTTGGGTGGCATGTCAAAGCCAGTCACGGAAGGCAGGACACGCACGGTTATTGGCTCTAGTTCTCGGGCAACACGACCTGCTTCTACTACCCTTACTGAGGGATATGAAGCTGAGCGTTGGGCTCAACTCGCAGGTATCACCAAGAGGTGATGCAGGATTCGATTTTGAACAGCTACTTAAGAAAGCAATAGCAGGAGACACAGATGAAGTTCTTTACAATGGAACAGCTCGCCTCTGGTATCAGAGAGAGGCACGTAGGTGCTGAGCGTCAGCGGTTGATTGAGAAGTGGAGCCGTACGGGTCTGCTTCGTGGTCTAGACGGTCACAAGCGTGAGACGATGGCACAGCTGCTTGAGAACCAGGCAGCCCAGGTTCTGAAGGAAGCCGGCAACTCGATCTCGACAGGTGGCGCTTCAGGCGCATCTAGCGGTCAGATCCAAGGTTTTTCGAACATCGCATTCCCGATCGTTCGTCGGGTGTTCGGAGGCCTCGTCGCTAACGAACTCGTGTCCATCCAACCGATGAGCCTGCCATCAGGCCTTATCTTCTACCTGGATTACACGTATGGCAGCAACGTCGGCGGCAACGCTGGCTTGGGCCTCAACAACAACGCGACGTTGTCGACCTATCAGTCAGGTCAGTCCATTTATAACAACCCAACCGGTCGTGGCATCCAGTCGGGATCGTTGGCAACAGGCGGCATGTACGACCTTGTCAACGTGGGTTACTCCAAGGTCCACTCTCCCAATTCGTGGCTATCAAATGCGATCTATTCTACCGGTTCAAACGGTACGATGGGCGCATGGAATAACACGAACGGATCGTTCGTCCTCGGCGGTGTGGTCTCCGCAATGTCTGGCGTCAATGGCGCACTTTGCAACTTTGATCCTCAGCTTGATGTTGACACGCAACAGGGCAACCTCAATGCAGTCTTCTTGTACCTCAAGGTCTCTGACCTTCAGGCAGCAGTTCCACAAGGAGATACGCTAGCAGTTGAAGAAGTCGCTGTCTTCGGCATCACAGGTTCTGTAGGCGTTACTGCCTGGTCGACAGCGTACCAGTCAGGTCAGGGCGTCCTTAACCTACGTCGCCTCAACAAGCGCGGTAACTTCACATCGAATGGTTTTGCACTCGCTCCTTTGAATGGAACGCACATCCAGACTGTCCTGCAGGTTCCTGCGATGGGCACTACCTGGAACGGTGTGTCAAATGCGACGCTTGCACTACCAGGCGCTTCAACGCCAATTATCTTCTCGATGGCACTTGCAGACGGTCTGACTGCTACCAACGGTGACGGTGGTGGCATCGGTTCAGTGTTGACGATCCCATCTTTTGAGTCTGACTTCGGTACGTCGCCTTCACCGGCAATCCCTGAGATCGATATCAAGATCGAATCGCTTAGCATCACAGCAACGACACGGAAGCTACGGGCACGTTGGTCGCCTGAGCTTGCGCAGGACCTCAATGCGTACCATTCGATGGACGCTGAGGTTGAGCTTACGAGCATCCTGTCCGAGCAGATCGCGCTTGAGATTGATCGTGAGATTCTCAACGATCTCGTCACTGAGGCAAACGGCGCAAACATGTACTGGAGCCGTGCTCCAGGCAAGTTCGTCAATAAGCTGACTGGACAAGCAATCGTGCTTAACTCCTCGCTCAGCATCGGACCGCAGTTCACCGGCACTGTCCGTGAGTGGTACGAAACGTTGGTCGAGACGATCATCGACTGCGCAAACACCATCCATCGTAAGACGCTTCGCGGCTCGGCCAACTTCATGGTCACCAGCCCAGACGTCAGCACAATCCTTGAGAGCTCTGTACTCTACAAGCCGAAGTTCTCGATCGACGGCGAGGGTCAGATCGGTTCGCCATTCACCATCGGTGCAGAGGCGATCGGTACCTTGAGCAACCGTTTCACGATCTACAAGGACCCGTACTTCCCACGGAATAGGATCCTCGTTGGTTACAAGGGTGGTAGCTACCTTGAGACTGGGTACGTGTACTCACCGTACGTTCCTCTCATCGTCACGCCAACGATCTTCGCTCCTGAAGATTTCACGCCTCGCAAGGGTGTAATGACACGTTACGGCAAGAAGATGGTTCGTTCGGACTTCTACGGAACAGTCACGATCCTTGACATGAACATCATCTGATCCATCAGGACAGCTGATTCAGAATGAT